TCCCATGTTCCTTGGTATTGTAATTGACCTAAAATAGAATCTGGTAAATTTACTAAGAATAATTTCTGATTAGCATCTAGGCCAGCATACCCATTAATCGCGCCCTTTTCAGAAAGTAATTGATATGGAGATAAATCTTGATCATCACTATGAGGAGCATGTAAATTAGTCTTTTCTAAATCAGTTACATAGTTTTCATCGCTAGTTAATGCTAATGCGAACTCATCATAGTTATGGATAACCACTGTACCTAGCCCTAGAGCTATTATAAGGTCCTGTGCTACACCTTCTTCCTCCTTGTGGTCAGTTATGTCGGTTACAAATAATTCAGTCGCATATCCATCGAGAGAGGGTATTAGCGGCTTATTCTTTATGTAATCTAATTTGGTATTATCTAACTGATTATAATCTGACTGTAACTGTAATGGTATTCCATCTATTATGTCAGCATATATTTTAAGTGTATTAACTGGAGAGATATGATCATGATCAACTAAGTACCACATAGTCTCACCATCTTTGCCGTCTCTACCAGGTAATCCATTCTGCCCACCAATGGCAATATCTATATTAAGGTCTGTTATTTGGGTGTCTAAATCAATAACAAAGTCAGTAGCCTGAATGGTTACTGGAATTATTATGTCTTCATATACCGGCGATACTATCAATTCTACATCCATTATGCTTCTGCTTTAATAATTGTTGGTGCTATAAATATACCAGACATTGCTTTTTGTATTATATTCTCAGTTAAATCACCGTCTGTTGATGACTTGATACACATTACATCTAGAATAATCTGACCATGCATCTCCTTTGTATATTCACTTGATATTACACCTCTTAATATTAATCCCTGATCTTCTGGGTCAATTAGTGGCTCGTAACCATCTTTAGGTATTCTAGAAAACTTAGCAACATTCTCTTCGCTCGTATAAGCATAGACTAACACATTGTATAGATCATCAAAACTAGATATATCTGTATTTGTAGATTGACTGAAGTTTAATGAGAAGTATATATCTTCTCCTTGATATTTTTTCATTTATATTAATTATAGATTTGAATTTAATGATCTAAAACTTATTATATTATACAAATTATAGGGCAGTAGTTCTACCTACCTCTATCCATAATGTTGGACTTATACATAAAAAGTTAACTACAAAATATTTTCCAGAGACGGTCCCTGTTGCTAAAGTTCCATTTGGTTTAAAATTAGTTCCAAACGTTATTGTATATGTAGTAGTGCCTGAAGTTAAAATAGTAAATGAACACCTTTGCCCTGCTGTACCTCCTGTTGCATTAAATGTTATAGTTCCTGTAGGAGTTACTTTATATTGTGACATTCCGTCCATTGGAATGGATATAGTCCCAGTTGATGTAGGCGTAGAAATAGATTCACACCAATCAGATGCTTTTATTCCGAAATTTAAACGCACCAAATTACCTGTACCAAATAGATAATCAGCTCCATTGCCATATAGAATATTTGATGTTATCTTATTTGATGTTGCAGCAGAATCCATATGAAGTCCATAACTACCTCCATTATAGAAGTAATTATTATGAATGGTACATAAGGTGGTATGTATTGCTCCAAAATCATATGTCTTAAATGCAGCAGTACCAGTAGTCATTCTAATGATATTATCAGACACATCTGTTGAAGTGCAACCTTGTAATTCTATTCCAAAATTTTGAGCACCTGTTATAGTATTATTTTTAATCTGAGAACCTGTATCATAATATGCCATTATCCCTACAGAACCTGTTTGAGTTATCCCATTGATTACATTCCCTGAGATAATACAATTTACTGACTCCCTACCCATTCCTATTCCTAAATTGAAATGAGAACCTGTAATGGTATTATTTAGCAATTTGCAACCATTTGCACCTAGTCCAGTTGTTCCTTCTATAGCAAGTCCCCATGCCGTACCTATAGAACTCGAACAATCAAGGATATTACAATTTTGTATTATATTATTTGCATTTAAGGTATTGCCATAAACTGTCATAGATACAGAATTACTCCCTTCTGAAATACAATCTCTAACAATACAATTCGTAGATTTAACACCTATCGTTACATTATTCTCGTCATTATTAAGAAAATGATTATTCTGTAAAATAACTTTATTACCATAATCAAAATATACTCCATATTGGGTACAGTTGGTAATTAATGAATTTTCAAGAATAAAATTATCAGGTCGATATGGTTGAGCTTGTCCAACCTCCCACCAGGCTCCGGTTACACCAGATATTTTAGCAACAGAATTTGTAGATTCCCATTGATAAGTTTGGTTTAATTTATTACCATCTATCTGAATGTTTCTAATACAAGAATTTTTTGAGTTTTTTAATCTTATAAATGAAAAGTCAGTGCCTGAAACATCAAAATTAGATTTTAGCCTTAATATTGTGTTACTTTGTCCCTCACCCTCTATTGTGATATTATCATTATTAAAAGTAAGTTGTCCCATATTATCATACAATCCCTTTTTTATATGAATCACACCACCACTTGTGAGAGAGTTTATAGCGGACTGAATAACGACAGTAGCATCACTTCCGGAAAAATTTGAATATTCGTCCCCAGTGGCATAATATGTTGAACCTATTCTTTCTATCGTGTATTGATATTTAACTGATTTTGATAATGCATTAATTAGTTGATAATCTAAAGTAATACTGACACCACTTGATGGATCTTTTAAATTAAAACCAATATCGCCAGGTCCATTATCAGGACCAATAGCAGTCCAGGTCGGACCATTACTGATTTTTAATACTACCCCATTTGCATTTTTTTCACTAGTATCTAACCATAATGACGAACTAGAGACATTGGGTTGTGTGTCGCTAGATATTATTTTCGTTATGTTCATTTTTTATGTTGATTTAAATGAAAAAGGGGCGGCTATTTAAACCCGCCCCTTTTATTTTGGTTACTAAATAACTAATTAAACTCCAGGTACTCCTTGAGGCCCTACTAGAGAAGCCCAAGCTAAGATCAAATCATTTAATGCAGAAAGAGTTCCTGTATTTGTGTGATCAACATAAAGTTCGGCAGCTAAATCAGTAGATTTAACATATTGATTATCTGGACTCTGATATTCTTTATCGAATTCGATAACTAAAGTATCGTAAGTTGCAGTTAGGTCAACATTTAATTCCGGTTTGATTACAGGCCATTCAGTACGATAAGTAATACCTTTATATCCAAGAGCTGCTTGTTCACGATCTCTAACGATATATGCATTACCTTTACCAGGTTGACTTTCAACTTGAGTAATGGTTATACCTACGATAGCATCTTTTGCACTATTGAACTGAGAAGATGGGTTAGTAGTATAAGCAACTACACGCATTTGAACTTGAGAATAAGGAGTGATTGCTTCTTTCCCTTGAGTTCCAAATCCATTATCGGTAACACTTTTTGCAGTTAATGTAATTATATTTCCAGCTATAGCAGAAGTTACACGAGCACTAGAACTTGCATTTATAATCTTATTTAAAGCAATTGCCAAATCTGCAGGAGCAGTAGTAGTGGCTATAGTTTCATAAGAATGCGTAAATTGCCCTGGGTGTTCGTAAAGGTCTCTATAAATTAAACGAAGTACATAACGATGTCCAATAACAGGAACAACGCTAGTAAAATTAATTACTGCAGAAGCAACTGTCTTTGCAACATAAGCTCCGTATTGTAAGTTTTTAATACTTTTTCTGCCAATAACCTGAGTTTTGGTAATAGATCCATCCGCTTTAACAAATCCTAATTGGATTGCCTTTGGGGCAGTAGCTAAAGTAGTAATAGTATTTGAAGCAGATACGGCTCCGGTTTCAGCATTGATAACGACTATGTCGCCAGCAACTAGACTTGTTCCAGCAGTATTTATTTTCTTAGCAACGAATACCGTGTTTGGTTTTTGTAACATATTTTTATTTTTATTGTTGTTAAACGATTATCCAGTTTAACTTTTTATCTAGTCGCTCTACTTTCATTAAAAGATTTCCACGTTAGACTAAACTGAGATTTTTACTCAATAGTTTGAGCTTCCTGAGAATAGGCTTGATACCTATCATCAGAAATATTTAATAAGGCTGATTTTACTGCGTTAACAATTATTTCATCCCATGTGTGTTCTGGCATCATTGTAAGTTGAACATTGATATTGCCAGCATACCAATCTAATTTTGTTGGAGCGGCTATATATATGATAGTATATTTTTTTATACTATAATTTTCATCAGTATATAAAATTATTTTACCATCAGAATAAACCCTAAGTGGGGTTGCTGAACCATTATGATATCTGTATGGACTTAATGAATTACTAAGTCTAGAATCTAAATTCTCTATAGTACATTCTAACACGTCAGTTCTTTTGATTTCGGTAGAACCAACTGCCGATATATATACTGTTTCTCCTAACCCTATAAAATAATCAGCAGGATAACTAATAATGTATTTTGTTGTTTTATTATCATCCCCAAGTGACACTAGAAATACATTCTGCAATATATCAACTGACTTCACTACGGTTCTTAAATCGTCTGATCTTTTTTGACTCTGCTGAAATCCATCTTTATGAATATTCAATCCAGAATATCTAGTTTTTATGAATCTTAATATCTCAGTATTCACAAAGTAATCAATTTCTTCTGGTAGGAATGATGGATTGCTTGTAGTAAGGTTTGATTTGTCTAATTCAATATTCCAATTTCTGTGGATTTCTGCTAATGTCATATTATTTATTTTCTAGTTCATTTTTGATGGTCATCTTCAAATCCTGATTTGCTTTATTATCTAAATAGGATACTGCGTCAGATAGAGATGTACCAATTATGTCAGTACCATATAAATAAGCATTTTTATTCTTACGCATAATATTTTTTGCAATAGCAGCTTCAATTAAAAATTCTGTATTCTTATTAGTATTGTTAACCCATTTAGAAAAGAACTTCTCTGGAGAACCTTCAACCTGTTCGTACAACTTACTTTCTACTAATTCGGCAGACATAGTATCGGCTTTATATCCAAATAGACGTAAACATTTACGCATGTCTTCCAAAGACATTTTATCGAACTCTTTGATTGCATCACGTTTCCTTTTGTTGATACGATTAGATTCCTGTGCTTCCGAGTCCTTATTAATTAGTACAAAGTCAGCTCCTGGCTTCAAATCATTAAGCCCAATTGCAACTCTATGATGATTCTTTAAAAATAGATATTGTAATTCATCCCAAGGTCGACTTGTATCTAAAAGCAATTCTTTATTCGTTACTTTTATAATGAACGTTACCCAATATTTACTATAAGGGGCCAATGTATTTGGTCCTAGATTTAATTCTTTTTCTAACCTAGTGGCTTCTTCTTCAGTAAGTCCAGTATGTCTATTACCAGATCTTGTTAATGCGGGTGCAATGTAATCAAAACATGATTTATATTTGATTACGCCAGCCCAAGCGTCTTTACGCTTATGTTTTAAAACTACTTCCAAAATTTTTAATTTTTTATTTGTTTATTAATTTAAGTCTCCAAATACTGTCATTAGATATGGAAAATAATTTATTATCATATACTAAATCTTTTCTTATCCTTTGATTATAATCAATATCTTTTCTTGCAGAATATATAGAAGAATACTCTTTTAATATATTCATATTTAAATCGAATTTGATTATTGGTATGCTGACACTTATACTATGCGCTCTCAGATTATTGATACTAGTATCTTTAACGACTAGGCCGAGCATAGTGGCACTTCGTCTTTGTTTCTCTTCTATTGATTGATTCCTTCCTTTATTAGAATCCCATACTTTTTGCATTATATCTCTAGATACTTTATATCCAGCAAGACCATCTCCGCCTTTTGTTAAGTTATATCCAATTTTAGGATTATTTGAATCCAGTTCTTTTATCCAAAAAGACTCTCTTTCTTTTAATTCTTCAATAGAATTACATTCTTCTATAGTTCCTACGGAGAAATTAATCCAGCCGTATTTCATCATAGCATAATGTAAATACTTTTTATTATGTTTATTAGAAGTTCTAGCAATAACACAATGTCTTTGAAACCTATTGAGCACAGTTTTTGTAGTTATCCCAATATAAATCTTTCCATTAGTATTGTTACTTATCTTGTATATAAACATATAATTATTAATTGTTATGCGGAGCAAAACCAATCACTCCGCATAAGTATTTTTAGCACATTGCTTTATAATATAGGTATGCCTTCCCTGCGGGGGCATCCTTATCCATTAAAAAAGCTTTTGCCATTTCATTCAACATTGAAGAGTTATTTGATAAAACTACACTATAATCTGAATATATCATATTCAATGTATAGTACCAATCGTATTGGTTAAATTTATCAAAATATATACTCATTGATGACGCTATTTGATTAGTATCATTTAAACTGAGTTTTTGACCTAGGGTCCCATCTTCATTATACATAGCAGCTACAGCCTTATTGGCCATATCTAAATCGAAATAAGGTCCATTTGCTATCATGTAGATTTCATTCATAAGTTCTTCATTAGCGCCAGGGTGCAATACGCACATGTCATCTAAATGTTCATTTATGATATTAATGATTTCTATCATCGGCTTGGACTGTATTATAATTGGAGCCGCCTTCTCTATTAAATTTATAAATTTGCTCATCCCAACATTTTTATATAAGGTAAATACTTTCTAGCCTTTGCAATTGCGGATGGGTTTGATACGAAATAATCGAACATAGAAATAATCTCTAATGATCCAATCTCGTTAACCAATGTTTGTATAGCAATTAATAGTTTATATGCCTCTTCCTCACTTTTGACTGGAGATCTGAATGTCATTTCTTCTACCATAGGATATACTTTTTTTGGTTCTACGACTACTTCTGGAGTAGTTATATTATCCTGTGTATTGTATTCCATCTTTGGCTAAATTAAATTGCTGAAAATAATTTAAGTGTTTCCGAGGCAGTTGGTTTATATGTTTCGAATATATCTGCCGTTGCTTTACCTAAAGTGTCTAAGATAAACTTATGTATCTTTTGCCTTTCCTCGATTAAAATCATTTCCATGACTTTATCAAAACTAATTTTAAAGAAATTCTCTTCCATGATTTTATACTTTTACTGTTTCGTAAATAGCTAATGTAGCAGCTGCTGCCGAAGCAATAGCCTGAAATCCTGAAACTGAATTAGTCTCAAATGGTTCCCCACCTTCTCCAGTAGCAGAGTCTGGAAGCATTCTTACATCATAGTCAGTAGTTGATACTGCTGTGTATAAGCCTTCGCTTGGGACTCTCTTGAGATAGATAGTTTGCGTTGCGCTAGTATTTTGAAATCTAACGCCAGCTCTAGATAAATTTGGTAGGAGTACTACAGCTGCTGTAGTTCCTAATGTTACCGGACTTGCCATATCTTTTTTATATATTAACCATTGGGGCCGAAGCCCCTTTGGTATTTTTTATTAGACAATAGTAGTACTGGTTACTGTTGGATGAATATGAGCTAAGATTGAACTTAACAGATATTGATTCTGTTGGTTATTGCTAACTTGATTGTTAGCTGCTGCCAATTGATCCCTTAAACTTTGTACATTCAGATCGTTAATCAATG